GTATTTCATAATATAGGAGGAAGATACCTATGATTAAGCCATTGGGCGAAAGAGTTGTCATCGAAGTTGCTGAAGGCGATGTAAAGACCGCCAGCGGGATTGTACTGCCGGATACGGCTAAGGAAAAGCCCCAGAAGGGCACGGTTGTAGCTGTAGGTACGGGCAAGCTTCTGGAAAACGGTGAGCGCGCTGCTATGGAAGTAAAAGCTGGCGACACGGTTGTTTTCTCCAAGTACTCCGGTTCCGAAGTTAAGGTTGATGATAAAGAATACCTGATTGTCCGCGAAAGCGATATTCTGGCAATTCTCTAATAAAACGTATTTTCTGGAGGTAATATAAATGGCAAAACAGATTCTGTTTGACGAAGAAGCTCGCCGCGCACTGGGCCGCGGTGTGGATGCACTGGCTAACGCTGTAAAAGTAACCCTTGGTCCTAAAGGCCGTAACGTAGTGCTCGAAAAGAAATTCGGCGCTCCGACCATCACCAATGATGGTGTAACGATTGCCCGCGACATCGAACTGGAAGATCCGTTCGAAAACATGGGGGCACAGCTCGTTAAGGAAGTTGCTACCAAGACCAACGATATCGCTGGTGACGGTACGACGACGGCAACGCTCCTCGCGCAGGCTATGATTCGTGAAGGTATGCGTAATGTTGTTGCTGGCGCAAACCCGATGATTATCAAAAAAGGTATCGACAAGGCTGTATCTGCTCTGGTTGATGAAATCCAGTCCAAGGCTAAGACGATTGAAAGCAAGGCTGACATCGCTCAGGTTGCTACGATTTCTTCTGCTAACGAAGAAACGGGCGAACTCATCGCTGAAGCTATGGAAAAAGTTGGCAAGGACGGCGTTATCACCGTTGAGGAATCCAAGTCCATGGCTACGAACCTCTCCGTAGTAGAAGGTATGCAGTTTGACCGTGGCTACATCTCCCCGTACCTCGTAACGGATACGGACAAGATGGAAGCTGTTCTCGATGATCCGTACATCCTGATTACGGACCGCAAGATTTCCGCTATTGCTGACATCCTGCCGATTCTGGAACAGGTTGTAAAACAGGGCAAACAGCTGGCTGTTATTGCTGAAGATGTTGACGGTGAAGCGCTGACGACTATCGTGGTCAACAAGCTCCGCGGTACCTTCAAGGCTCTGGCTGTGAAGGCTCCTGGCTTCGGTGACCGCCGCAAGGCAATGCTTGAGGATATCGCTATCCTCACGGGTGGTACGGTTATCAGCGAAGAGCTGGGCCGCAAACTCGACAGCGTAACGCTTGACGACCTCGGCCGCGCTCGTCAGATTCGTTCCACGAAGGAAGAAACCACGATCGTTGATGGTGTAGGCGATAAGGATGCTATCGCAGCTCGCGTAGCACAGATTAAGAAGCAGATTGCGGAAACGACTTCTGACTTCGACAAGGAAAAACTGCAGGAACGTCTGGCTAAACTGGCTGGCGGCGTTGCTGTTATCGAAATCGGTGCTGCTACCGAAGTCGAAATGAAGGACAAGAAATACCGCATCGAAGATGCCCTCAACGCAACCCGCGCTGCTGTTGAAGAAGGTATCGTAGCTGGTGGCGGCACGACCTTCATCGACATTCTGCCGGCACTTGACAAAATCAATGTAGAAGGCGACGAAAAGGTTGGCGTAAACATCGTTCGTCGTGCTATCGAAGAACCGGTTCGTCAGATTGCGGACAACGCTGGTCTCGAAGGTTCCGTAGTTGTTGAAGAAGTGAAGAAGGCTGGCGACGGCATCGGTTTCAACGCGCTCAAGAACGAATACGTTGACATGATTAAAGCTGGTATCGTTGACCCGGCTAAGGTTACGCGCTCCGCTCTGCAGAACGCTGCTTCCATCGCTTCCATGGTTCTGACCACGGAAACGCTGGTCGCTGACAAGCCGGAAGAAAAACCGGCTATGCCGGCTGGCGGCGCTCCGGGCATGGGCATGCCGGGCATGATGTAATAAGTGGTGAAAGCCCTTATATATCAAGGCTTTGTGGAAAATAAAATAGGTTTTGGCCACTTTTGGGCCACAAAAATAAGCACCTTCCCCTTTGGGGAGGGTGCTTTTGCGTGCATCTGACTTGGGGGTACTCTAATGCTTGATCGTTCATGGACTGCAAGAGCGCGGGAAAGAATTGTTCAAGATAGACAAAAGCTGGTTTATTTGTTAAAATACGTTGTGAGTGTTTTTTAAGGAATGATGAACGAAGCATGAAAAAAATAGATGGTAAAATACATAAATACGTCAAATCTGTTGTATACGGTTGTCAGATGAATACAGATTTAACCTTGCTGTAAATGCCCGTGTGTTAACGGCTATCACCTATTTCTAGGTAAAAAAATAACCTCTCCGATGGATATGGTCATCCACGGG